GAATGCCCATTGTTGTGGTGTTGTTCCAGGACGATGCCCACCCTGCCATGCGGCCATACCTCTATTGTAAACTGCTTTGAGTATGCTATAAGCAATGCCAGACTTTTCTGCTTTCTTTTTCAAGCCTTCAATTTCTTCTAAGATTGGCTTGAAATCTTCGTATGCATCACCAAACTCATCTGGTCCCATTTCACTTGCATACATATCCATTTCTGAGTCATCATATTCGCCATACCCATCATCTTCACCATCATCTTCAAAGTTATCATCGAATTCTAGATAGTCACGAACTGTAGCAATATAATCTTCTGCTTTGGTAATCTTAGAAAGAACCCATTCGTCTGGTTCTTCATCCATAGCATCTAACTGCTGAATTAAATCTTCTGCATCATCGCAAATATTAGACAATTGAATTTGTGCCATAGAGATTCCATCCATCTCTGCGGAATCATCGTCTTCATAATCATCTTCATAACCGTCTTCATTGCTTTCATACATGCAATTATTCATTCCGTGTTTTTCACACATCATACCTTCAGGTGTATAATTGCATTTTAAATATGACTCTTTTTGTAGCTGAGTCTTTGTCATTCTAAACAATGCATCGCTTGAAGTTACCATATCAAGTAGCGTTGTCAACAAATCATTTGTGACATTGCGCTCTGAGGGACTTAACATGTCACCAGATTTTAATTTATCAACAGAACGTTTGATAACTGCAAGAGATTTAGTGTCTGCTAATCCCAAACGAACCAATTGGTCTAATCTAGAAACTTCTTTTCTTTGCTCTGGAGTTTTTACGCCTTCACCATACATCTGTTTGAATTTTTTTGTAAATTTAGATTGTGGTAAACCTTTTTCTCTAGCCTCTTTATCTCCAGGTGCATCTTTGTATGCACTCTTATCTGAATCCGATTTCGGTCCATTTGTCGCAAAGTGTGATGCTCTAGCGTCTTTTGTATCTTTATCTAAACCAACATAATACTTCTTAGGTTGTGTTCCGTCCTTCTTTGCAACATCTTTATCTTGTGGTAGAATTGGTTTTTCGATAATGAATTCTGCAAAGATATGATTGATATCTTCTTTGTTCATCATCATAGTTGCTTTACGTGTAACTTCAGCGGTTCTTGCTTTTGGAAATAAACGAACTGCAAGTTTTTTAATCGCAGGTAAAGATTTTTGTAATCTTTTATCAACTGCAATTTTTTCTCCAGTACTTAAGTCTGCATAGTTTTTACCACCAGCAAGTCTTGATCTAAAGAACTTATATGCCATTTTAGTGGCACGACCTTTTAAATGTTTTGTATCTGCAAATCTTTTCATTTGCAATGCTCTAGCACGTTGAATGCGTTTTGACATTCTACGTAATTGTTGCGCTCTCTGTCTACGTGCAGAGAAACTCAATACCGCTTCGTCTTGTTGTTCTAATTCTTCGTTCATGCCACCACCTATGTATTTGTCTAAAAGTTTTTTCACCTTAGCTTTGTTTTTTGCTTTTGGATATAAATCATCAATGATTTTATCTCTACCTTCTGAGTCTGCATCTGAATACATTTTTCTAACTTGACTGCCAGAGAATGCTTCTTTACCATTAACTTTAAAGTCGTGTTTTTTAGTTACAAAAATATATGCGTGTGTCTCAAATGATTCACATTTATCAATGCTGACAAATGGCTGATAGTATGCTGGTGAACCATCTTTTTTTGTGTACTTCATGGGATCACGTTCTGAACGAACAAGAATGAGAACATCTTTCTTTTCGTTATACTTTTTCATAATCTCTTCAGGATTAATCGGCTGAACGACCTGAACAAAATCATCCGTAACTCCTGCTTGTTGCGCTAGGAATTCTTTATCTTTGAATGGGATTGGGCGAACCTTTGTGTCGTTGCTAGATGCAACATAAAAGTCTGGAGTATGGAATTTGGATTTGGCTTGAGTGTAACTACTCAAATGTCCGGCGTGAAATGGCTGAAAGCCACCGCCGTATACGACAATTACTTTGCCTTTTGCTTTTGCTTCATCAAGCAATATTGATTCTTTAAACGATTTCATATTCTTAGAGTTTTCCGTAGACTTATCTGTACAGGTTTGCCGTAGCCTAACTGTGTTATGCTTTATTTATAATTTACATAAACGCTAGAAGCAATGGGTCTGCTTTTAATGCGGCTTCATCGATTGTAGCACCAGAACCCTTTTTGATTGGTGCAATGTTATATGGTGATTTTGACACTTTACCAAACTGTAACGTCATAACGAATTGATAGTCTCCACCACCCTTATATTGACAGCGAACACGAATAACAGCAGAAGCATTAGTAGCAAAATCAGGAATCGGAGAATTCTTGTTTGCTTTGAGTTTTGGCTGTAGACCCAATAAATCTTTGCCTGCTAGTGTAAAGAATCCGTGTGTTCCTACGTTGATATACGAACATTTTTTAGCAATATAATAGTCACAGATTGCTTTTGCAGGAATTGGAACGTGTACTTCATTCTGTGCGCCAAACTTCTCTAAGTCTGCTTTGTATGCGGCAGTCTTGTCTTTAGCACCAACAATGATTTTTTTGCCTCGTTCATCATTTTGTAAACATGGCACTTTACCACGCCAGTCTTTACCATGAGTTCCGCTAGTGTTCATCTCTCCTAGCAAATTGAACTTCTTTGCTAATTCAACTAAGAATTCTTTCTCAGGATCAGTTCCAATGTCACCGAATTGCCACTTACCATCGTAGTATTTCATAACTAAAGAACCTGCGGCAGTTGGAGAATTCTTCAATTCGCAACCAGTAGTTTTTTTCGATTTATTTTGAATGGTCAGGTCTGGTTTGTCGTGGGACGCACCCGCAACTCCGCCAGTAGAAATTTTGTATTTCTGCAATGCTTTATATGCATTCTCCTCATATAAAAAACCTTCTTGTGCCATTTTATTATTTTCCTTGTTTAGTGCATATCTACCATTAAATATAGTTACCCGATGTATACATAAAGGTGTCCGGTTTCAAATTAAACCTTATTACCTCTGCCAACCTTTAATAACATCAGGTGAGAAATTTGCATAACTGAATTGCATTCTGTCAACTAACTTAACTGCATTGCCTTTAATCTTGTCAATCGCAACATAACCTTCAACACCAGTCACTTCGTAACCTTTCTTTGTCAACAAGAAAGTATTCAACGTTTTGACTTCATCCATCTTCTTAATTAAAATCAACTTCGCTTCTGCTAATAGATTCATCATTGTGAAAATGTCTTCTAGGTGTGCTTTGTTTTTTGGTGAGAAAAATCTAAGTACTTTGCTTTTCTTTAGCATTTGAGTGGCACGACCACGTTCACCTTTGCCTTCGGCTTGTTTCTCGTAATAGTCTTCAATGTATGTAATCAATTCTTTAACGTGCGCTTTGACGTTAGTGATTTTTAACTGTTGACGTACTTTTGAATTGTTGAATGTCTTGATGCGTTCAATCAAGTCTTCATCTGTATTGATGTAGTTTAAAGTAGCGGCATCTAGTTTCTGAAATATCTTTCCAGCATCAGATAGAATTGCTGTCACTTGGTCATTTTCTGCTTGTGTCAATGTCGCTTTACCTGACACATCGTGATAGACTGCACTTGTCATCCAAACGTTTGGACTTTGAGTAAGTGTGCTTAGAATGTCTTTACCAAAGACTGCTGACATTGTTTCGAAAGAATCACCTTCGTAGATTGTATGCCAGACAATACCAATCTTTGCTTTTTGTATTTGTTTAGCAAGTTCTGTTCCTGTTGGAACTGCGTAGACTAAAGTGTTTGGGTGAAACGTGACATATGATTCACCATCGATTGTTTCTGTTTTTAAATCTGATTGTGTGAACAGCAAGTCGCCTTGAATGACGCCTTTGATTCCAATCTTGGGCAACCACATCAAACACGATTTGAGTTTGTCTGCTAAGTCGCCAGAAGTGTCTGCATCGATATCTGCTGGAGTTTTATATACTTTAGGATTTTTATTAAAGACACCCTTCTTCGCAACAAAGAATTTGCCGTCTGTTGGGTCTTGTCCTGCAAAGACTGCTGGCGCACCATCCCATTTGACTGAAATGTCAACTTTGCTTTTGGAATGTCCAGCAAGCATGTCACGCACCGCTCTGAGTGCGTTTATGCTATCTCTAGTTCCTTCAACACCACCATTTAGAACATCGTCTTCCGCATGTTCCATGTGAGTGTTTTTCTTCTCAATAAGGTATTCTTTAAATTTAAACATGATAGGTCTGTCGTTGCAATAGACCTATTTATAATTACCTTCGCATTGATGCTTGATCCTTTGCATCATCACTAGAGAAAATAGGTACTGCATTGCTTTTGTGTAGTGTGCCAATACCAATCATTTTGTCGCCAGTGTAAACTTTGCCATGAATCGGTTTAGTGCAACTGTCGCCAACTGTCGCTAAACTGGGATGACGTACAGTTTCACGCACATATGCTTTTGGCGGTTGATATGCTTCAACTTCTTTAGGTTTCTTATAACCTTTAGAGAATGAAGTTGTCGGCAAGGAATCTTTCCACTTTTGATATTCCGCCATTTTCTTTGCGGAAACTTTTTTCTTCTTCGATTTTTGATATGTGTATATTAGCATTTTCAGTCAATGTGTTTACAAAATCTAACAATAATTTATGTGTTCGTTCTTCGTGCCAATGTTTTGATATGTACTGTCTAGGCTTCTCATACCAATATTTCTGACTCTCAGGATGACAACCAATCACACCTATACGATTTTGAATGATTGCCATAGCGTCACCATTCGCATAAGTAGAGACTATTTTAGCACGTTCTAGATTGCCTGTCAATGCACATCCATCGTAGAAGAACATTGTCTCAGGATTGCCGTTCCAAGTAACATTGGCAACTGTAGAATACGACCTACGAATATCAGCATTTGGTTGTTTAATATACTGAACAGGTTCAATATCATCTAGTATATCAAAATAGTGACTACCAGCCCAGTAAGCGCCCATGCATATTCCGAGATAATATCCTTTAGATTCAACAAAATCTGCTATCATATTAGCACGTTTACGTCTAAAGAATTTATCATAAGAATCTGCATCTCCGATACCTCCAGGAAATGCAACAATATCTGTATCGTTTAAAACCGTGAGCAAATCACTATCTGTATTGAATAAATTAATTTTATAATTTGGCGATAATGCTTTAATCATCCCATCACAACAATCTGTAGAACATTCGGGATGATTAACAAATAGTGATATTGATTTCACACTATGCCATTCTATCTACATTCTGTCCGTTACGATTCATTCTACGATTCATTTCAATTCGTGCTTGTTCTGACACTTCACGTAGATGTTTAATTCTACGTTCTTCTAATCGAATTTCATCATGCCTACGTTCTACATTACGAATTTGTGTATGTCGATACATTTCATTATTATATTGCGTGACAGAATTTATTTTCATTTTAACACCAAGAATGCTAACATAATACTTTGTAAGAAAAATCCAATGCCGTTTGAAAGCATGTAGAGTTTATCTTTCATAATCGCAGAACGAACAAAGAATAATAAGAGTCCACTCCAAATTAGAACGACCATGCTTAATGGAGGAAGTATAGTAGGTTCACCTTTAATTGCCAAATATGTTGCTGGTACTGTAGAACCATGAATTAGAATCAATCCGATCCAACCGCAAATTTCGCCAAAAGATTTCACAACCCAATTATACCATTCTGCAAGTTTAATCATATCACTTTTTTCTTTCAAATAGTTTAAGGGAACATTTAAGTTTTTTAGGTCCATTTTAGTCTTTCATAAAATTATATTATAACACTTTTATGGTATCCTGTCAAGGGATATTTATCAAATTAAACCTTTAAATTGCCGAAATCTCGGTTTTTTTGCATTCTTTTGCCGAATCCGGACTTATCAAACATTGGCTTATCCTCTTCAATCTGCCCACTATCGGAAATGTTAGTCTGTGCTGACTCTTCTGCATCATACAGTTTCATTTTCGCCCTATCAACACCAATCACAAAACGCTTATTTGTTGTCGGATCGCTGTATCGATTCTTTAACTGCTTGACCATAATCTGATTCAAGTCTGCAAGTTCTTCGGTTGAAATCAAAGCAAACATCAAGTCTGCTGTTGCAGGCAAACCAAACGATTCTGAAGTATCTTCAAGTCCAACGTCAGAGTTTGTGTAACCACTTCTTGTTGTTTGTGTAGCTGATACGACAGGCACTTTATGTTCAACTGCAAGCCCACGCAACTCTTCTGCAATTGCTTTAATGTATGTGTAAGAGTTAATAGAAGAACCCATCTTCATACGTGCGGAAGAACAAATGTTTAGATAGTCAATGTAAATGATATCAGGAATAAATTGACGTTTCAATTTCAACTCATTCAACAAATGCGAAAAGTGATTTACGTTTGCACTAGCGGTTGGATATTCTTTGATGATTAGTTTACCTTTAGTCTTCTCACGTAGAGTTTCAACTTTCTTCAAGTATACATCTTTAGGCATACCAATCAGTCTGTCGAGTTCAACGTTCATCAAGTTAGCATCGATACGTTCTGCAATACGTTCTTCAGCCATTTCCATTGTGATGTAGAGAACGTTCTTACCCATAGTTAGATTGGCGGCCGCACAATGACACATGAACAAAGATTTACCGACACCAGTACCAGCAAGAACAATGTTCAAAGATTTTTCTGCAAGCCCACCTTTAGTGATTCGATTCAAGTAGTCGAGGTCGAATGGGATTCGTTTTTCAACTTTATGATAGAAGTCATAGCGTGTTTCTGCATCATCAATAAAATCGTGACCAATGTGATTATCAAAAGAAACCGAAAGTGCATCTGCTAAGATTTTAGGGATTGAACCTTTATCAAGTTTTTCTGTGCTGTTCTTATTCTTGTCATCAAGAATTTGAATACTCTGCATGATGCCATTGTAGATTGCTTTTTCTTGACAGAAATTTTCTGTTGCATCAATCAACCATTTGGTGTCAGACACCTCA